GTGTTTACACCTATGACTACATGTGGTATAATAACAGAGTCAAAAGGAGAAAAATATGACTGTTTACACTTTCGATGAGAACACCATTTCCGACCTTCACAAAGATGCTCGTGGTTCCCGTCCGGGAGAATACTGGTGGAACCAGTGGAATGCTTCCACTGACGAAGAAAAGCAGAGCATCTGGGATTCTCTGATCGAAGAGTTCGAGTGTAGAGAACTTCAGGAACGTCGGATAGCAGACGAATCCGTCAAGGACTTTAAGTCCGATATCAACCAGCATATTGCTCTTGGTGCTAGTGATCATGAGACCGCTCTGCGGTGGATGACCCAGAACGAAGAGTTCTACAATGACCAGTGTGTAGAACATTGGGTGTGGAATAAAGGCATCTTGTTTACTGACTATGGTCGTAACCTAGTCAAGGAACTCAAATCAATCGTAACCTTCAAAGAGTACGCATAAAGTTTTAAAAAATGCACTTTAGGGGTTTACAACTGTTTTAAATTGTGTTATAATAAACACATCAGATCAAAAAAGAGGAACTATATCATGGCACACGAACTAGAAATCATCAACGGTGAAGCTCAAATGGCATATGCGGGTGATCTACCTTGGCATGGTCTGGGCACAAAAGTGTCCAACGAACTCACCCCTCGTATGATGATGGAAAAAGCAGGTGTTGATTGGACTGTTGAAGAGGTTGAATCATACATTGATCACCAAGGTGAAAAAATCCCTACCGGACAAAAATCTCTTGTCCGTTCTACAGATGGTTCAATTCTTACTAATGTGGGTAAAGACTGGCACCCATGCCAGAATGAAACAGCATTCGAATTTTTCAATGAGTTTGTACTTGCTGGAGATATGGAAATGCATACAGCAGGTTCTTTGAAAGATGGCAAGTATGTTTGGGCCCTAGCAAAAATCAAAGAATCCTTTGATGTATTTGGTGGTGACCAAGTTGACTCATATATGTTGTTTTCTAACCCTCATCAGTATGGTAAGGCAATCGATGTACGGTTCACACCTATCCGTGTTGTATGTAATAACACACTCACTTTTGCTATTAACCGAGATGCACAGCGTGCTGTTAAAGTTGGTCACCGTACCGAATTTAACCCAGATAGTGTAAAAGAAACTTTGGGTCTAGCTCACGAGAAATTTGCTACATACAAAGACATGGCACAATACCTCGGCTCGAAACGCTTTACTGTTGAGTCCCTGTTAAACTACTACAACGAAGTGTTCCCATTGTCTACTGGAGAAAAACAAGAAGTTGTTACAGCTGAAAATCTTTCTCGTCCAGCAAAACAAGCACTCGATGTTTTGGACTCACAACCAGGTGCAGAATATGGTGAAGGATCCTGGTGGCAGGCATTTAATTCTGTCACATATATGACAGATCACGTACAGGGTCGGTCTGCTGACTCCCGTTTGTTTAATCAGTGGTTCGGTTCTAACCAGTTGCGTAAAGTAAAAGCGGCTGAGAAAGCAGTTGAATTTGCAAATGCGGCATGATATTAATCAAGATTGGATCGAGTTCTTTTTTAAGGACTCGGCCCAACCCTATGAGCACTATCATGAATATATATTGAGAAAGTTAAAAGAGGAACGTGAGAATGAAACTAGTGAATGACAAGGAGGATCCTCATCTAGTGGGGATCCTTGACTCGGATGGAGAGGCATTAGAAGTAATTGGTTGGATCGGATCCCTTAATCGAGACTTAACTGATTCAGGCTATGAAAAATACCAATATGAAGTTGTAACACGAGGTAAAAAAGTTTACATAGAACAAAAAGAGGGGGCTTAGGCTCCCTTTTATTTTTATATAAATAGTGTAAACAAACAATAAAAGAGTGCATCGATGATTAAGTTTACCACATATTTAAGTGAGGCTGGAGCAGGAGCCGAACGCCAAGAAAATGGATTTGTAAAAGCTATCAATGATGCTTTTAAACTTGCTAAAAAAGGTATTACTGTTAAAACAAAAGATATGACTGTGCATGATATCGTAAAGGCAGAAAAATTTACTGGAAGAAGTAAAGCAAATACCGAACCATATACAGATGTTATTATTACAACAGCTAAGAATAAAAAATATAATCTTTCAATGAAAGGTAATTCTGCACCATCTCTTGCTGGTGGCGGACTTGCAGGCATGGAGCTTGTGATACCAGGTATTGGTATGAATTTTATGAAAGCAGCTTTGTCTCATCATAAAAAGAGTTTAAAACCTGGTGATAAAGTACCAGACCTATTTGCAAAACTCAATGACAAAGATAAGAACCTACTTGTAATCGGTAATACTTCCATGGGAGGACCAATTCATTACATGTACATCGGCCCTATGGATGTTGTATCTAGTTTTGATGAGAAGAAAAATATTCTAACATTGAATGGTAAAATTTCCGATGCTAAGAAATATGCAAACTCAAAAGACTTGTTCTTTAGACTAAGAGCACGCAGAGAAGATCAGACATTTGATCCCACTAAAAAAGATAGGGCAGGCATTCCAACTGTATATGGTAAATCTCCTTCACGTGGTGATAGTAAAGGTAGAATTGTTGTAACAGATAAACCATCTAAATCAAGATCACAGATCACTTTTTAAGGAGAATTACAATGACGTCAATGTATCTTTCCCCAGAACACTTTATTCAAATTTCTGCTGGACGTGTAAAAGACACTAGTCATGTTAATAAATTTGGTTACAACTCCGCAGTTGGCAGTTCATATGAAACTGTTACTGACCTTGGAACAAATAACTTACCATCATCGGCTGCAGTTGTTTCTATAGTTTCAGCATCTACAGCAGATACTTCTGCAGGGACTGGTGCTCGTGCTGTAGAGATTCAAGGCCTTGATGCAAACTATAATTTAAAAACAGAAACTGTAACTATGAATGGGCAGTCAGCGGTAACAACTACTGCAACATTTATTCGTGTATTTAGAATGAGAGTAACAAGTGCTGGTACAGGTGAAACCAATGCAGGTAATATCATTGCATCTATTTCTTCTTCGGATGTTGCTCGTATTACTGCAAATGAAGGTCAAACTCTTATGGCTGTCTATACCGTTCCTGCAAAAATGACAGCATATCTTATCAAGTTTCAAGGTTCTCTATCTAAAAACCAAGAAGCCCAGTTTCAAATCAGAGCAAAAGAATTTAACGAAGGTGCTTGGAATGTAAAAGGATTATGGGGAACATTTGCTGCAGCAGTTAATTATGATTATCCCGTTCCAATAAAATTTACAGAGAAAACAGACATTCAAGTTCGTGCTAAGGCTGGCGCAACATCAGAGATTGGCGCAATTTTTGATTTAATTTTGATAGACGGAGTTGATAAGTAAAAGATATGAAAACGTTCAGTGAAACATTAACAGAACAAAAAAATACCCATATGACGCACATTGAAGATGCTGTCATATATGGCGGTGTAAATGGTGCTAGAGAAAGTATTTTAGCTTTAAGATCTGTACGTGATATGCTAAAAGGAGAACACAATGGATCCGTATCTGTTAAATGGGATGGCGCTCCTGCTATTTTTGCTGGTACTGACCCTAGCGACGGAAAGTTCTTTGTTGCTAAAAAAGGAATCTTTAATAAAAATCCAAAGGTATATAAGACTGCTGCAGATGTCGATGCTGACACTAGCGGTGATCTTGCTGATAAATTAAAACTTGCACTCAAAGAATTGAGCACAATAGGCATCAAAGGTGTTATCCAAGGAGACTTCCTGTTTGGACCAGGCGATGTTAAAAAGAAAAAAATTAAAGGAGATTCCTATATTACATTTCATCCCAACACAATTGTTTATGCTATACCAAGTGACACAGGAATGGCGAAAGATGTCACATCAGCGAAATTGGGGATTGTCTGGCACACTACATACAAAGGATCAACATTCGAAACAATGAAAGCCTCTTATGGTGTTGATATAAGTAAATTTAGATCTAAAACTGTTTGGTCACAAGATGCGATGTTAAGAGACCTTTCAAAATATACAATGAGTGAAAAAGAAACTGGAGCTGTAAATGCACATCTTTCAAATGCTGGTAAAATATTCAATAAAATTTCTGGGACAACTCTTCGGACAATTGAAGCGAATCCGACGCTTGCCCAGCACATTGAAACCCATAACAATACCTATGTCAGAGCAGGAACTGTCATCGGAAATACAACAAGACATGTATCTAGTCTCATCACCTGGATTTCAAAAAAGTATCAAAAAGAAATTGATTCAAGAAAAACTGAAAGAGGCAAGGGAGCTCAGCAGGCAAAACTAAATGCACTTCTTGATTTTTTCACACCAAAAAACAAAAATAATTTAAAATTGTTATTTGATTTACAAAAAGAATTAGTTTTAGCAAAGCTAATCCTTATAAATAAACTTAATAAATTATCTTCTGTTAATACTTTTGTTAAAACAAACAAAGGTTATGCTACCACAGGACCTGAAGGTTATGTGGCTATTGATAAAATTGGTGGTGATGCGTTAAAGATTGTTGATAGGATGGAATTTTCTTACAACAACTTTTCGCCGGATGTTTTAAAAGGCTGGGATAAAGGCCGTTAATGGGGAAACCGAATGTTAAGATTTAAAGATATGTATGTAGTAGAGTATCGCCCAGGAGAGGACGAGCTTACTAACTATCGTGCCAGCAGGCGTCACCACATAGGTGAGGAAACTGTTGACGAAAAACTTTCTATGTCAGCCAGATTAGCAAAGTCTCGTTCTGCAAAACGGAACAAGGCAAAGCTAAAAATGGGTAGAGCAAAAGCTGCTCGGAAGTTTGCCGATTTAAAAACACTTAAAAAGAGAGCTCGTAGATCTGCCTATAAAGCAATATATACTAAACTTTCTAAAGGCGCAACCAATATGTCGGCTGGTCGGAAAAGTGAAATTGAAAAACGTATGTCCAAACCAATGATGGTAAACAAGGTTAAAAAGATACAAAGAAAAATTATTAAAGATGTTAAGAAGCGTGAAAGAGACCGTAAACAAAGTGGGTCACGTGGATAATGGTTGGCTCTTTTAAACAATACTTAGTAGAAGAAAACAAAATAGTTGTTTTCTCGTTTGGGCGTATGAATCCCCCAACAATTGGACATGGAAAAGTGTTAGACGCTATGGCAAAAACAGCTGGTAAAAATCCTTACCGGATGTATCTTTCACATAGCCAAGATAATAAAACGAATCCACTTGTATATAAAGATAAGCTCAAAACAGCAAGAACTATATTCCCTCGACATGCTAGAAATATATTAAAATCTAATTCTAAAAATATATTTCAAGTTGCTACAGATTTATACAAAGAAGGTTACCGTAATCTGATTATGGTAGTTGGATCTGATCGTGTTAATGAATTTGATATTCTATTATCAAAGTACAATGGTAAAAAAGGTGCGCACGGCTTTTATAACTTTATGGATATTAAAGTTGTATCGGCAGGTGAACGTGACCCAGATGCAGAAGGTGCCTCTGGCATGTCTGCAACTAAAATGCGTGCCGCTGCATCTAGTGATAATTTCACTAAGTTCTCACAGGGGCTACCAAGAACAGTAAACAACGCCGAATCTAAAAAGATTTTTAATATGGTTCGCAAAGGCATGGGTCTGGAAGAACAGACTGAGTTTAAGAGACACATTCAGCTAGAACCTGTATCTGATATGCGTGAAGCATTTGTTTCTGGAGATTTATTTAACATTGATGATCAAGTTATAATTAAAGAAACTGAAGAGCTTGCTATAGTAAAGCAGTGCGGTGCAAACTATCTGATCATCGAAAAACAAGACGGTAAAGTTGTACGTAAATGGCTAGATGATGTAGAACCTATTGAAGAAGGTCTTTGGGCAAACATCCGTGCTAAGAGAGCACGTGGTGAAAAGATGCGCAAGAAAGGTGCTCCTGGCGCACCCACACAAGATGCTATAGATTCTATTAAACGTGCAAGTGAAGACATTGAAGAGGCAGAGGATCCAGAAATTGGGCACAAAAAAGGTGCACAACCTGCTGGGTATTATAAAGGGCTTAAAAAGGGCACAAAATTAAAACGTGCCGCACACTTCGCTAAACATGGTAAAAAAGCTGACGATGATAACTCTGCATATAAACCAGCTCCAGGTGATGCTACAGCCAAAACCAAAACAAGCAAGCATACTCTTAGGTTCAAGAAAATGTTCGGTGAATCCGAAGCACAGGACTTAGCAAAGTCTCGTATCGAAAGAGAAAAAGCAGCAGACATGAAACGTCATGATCGTATGATGGATCGTGCCAGATTAAAAGATACAAAGGCTAAGAATAAGGAAAGCAAATGATTAGATTCTCGCAGTACATTACGGAAGCAGAAGAAGGTCTAAAAAAGAAGGCTGAAAAATCTGGTATGCCTTTAGGTATCCTTAGAAAGGTTTATAACCGTGGTGTTGCTGCGTGGAAAACCGGACACCGCCCAGGCACAACTCCGCAACAATGGGGATTTGCTAGAGTGAACTCTTTTGTAACCAAGTCTTCTGGGACATGGGGTAAAGCAGATAAAGACCTTGCAGCAAAGGTAAAAGGATAATGCCACTTAAACCATCAGACGGTGCTGGAGCATATGTGAAGGACTTTAGAAAATCAAAGGCTCCTCAATTTAAGGGCAAGTCTGATAAAAAGAAACAGCAGATGGCTATTGCAGCATATTTAGATGATAAAGATGACCAAAAGGAATCCACCATGGATAGTTTTAAAAAGCATATGATGTATGATCCTAAAACAGGTAAGGGTTATAAAGCAGAAAAAGAGGCAGATCATTTGCGAATGAAAAAGAAAGGCTATACACATGATGATCCTAAATCAAAGAAGGTAGAGGAATCTGTGTTGCATGAAGCACAGGATCAAACCACACAACGTTTAAAGATGCTTGTGAACATGGGTATGATGGATAAGAAAGATTTACAGCGCATGATCCGTGCCCTTGATATGGTAAAGGAAGGCAAACCTGTTGGTAAAGTTGAAAGAAAGATCCTTTTCACAATGTTAAATGAACTTATTGGTATGATTACAGGTGATGATCAAATGTTTATGAAAGCAAAAAAGGCGGTTAAAAAGTAATGACCCAAGGATCAGATCAACGGTTAAACCGAATAGAAGAAAAAATTGACAAAATGTCCGAGGCCATTGTTCAGATGGCTCGACTAGAAGCCAAGATAGATAATTATGAAAAGTACAGAGATGAATCTTGGGCACGAATGAATCGTTTTAGTGAAAAATTAGATAGAATTGAAAAAGCAGTAGATGATAACCACAGAACAGTTTCAACCATAAATAAACTATTTTGGGTAGTAATAGTAGCGGCAGCCGGCGCTATGGCAACAAACATATGGATGTAAGAGGACAACCAAAATGAAAACACAAGACATCAAAAATATAGCAACGGCTCTTAAAGGTATCAGAGAAGCAGCTAAGAAAAAAGAAGAAGGTATGGATTACAATCCTGCTAAGGGTGGATACAATCAACCTAAAGGTAAACCGCCAGTTGGTAAAAGAGTAGGAACACGTGAAGCTATGAAACCTGAAGTTAAAAAGGCATTAGCAAAATCTGCTGCTGCTTCAGAAAAAGGTAAAAAAGCAGTAACACTTCCAAAAGCTCCATTTAAAATGGACGAGTTAACTATTGCTGATGTAGAAAAAGCAACTGCGGCGGCAAAGAAGCGCCAAGCAAAAGAAAGAGAAACTACAGGAAAGAGTAGTGTATCTAGTGCAGACCTTGCGGCTCGGATGCCTCGTAAAGAGGAAATGGATCCAGTAAATAAAGCTGCTCTGAAAGGCAAGCATAAAGATCGTAAAGACAAAGACATCGATAATGATGGTGATGTTGATTCCTCTGACAAGTTCTTGCACAAACGTCGTAAGGCAGTTAGTAAAGCTATGGCTATGGCTTCTAAGAAAAAACCGAGTGCAGAAAAAGATGCTGATGTTGAAGTTCAAGAAGCTGCAACACATAAACCAAACAATGGCGCAGATGCAGAAGACGGTCTCACACCGAATGGTAAAAAGATGATGGCTATGAAAACTGATGCTCCAGAAGGCGCTGATATCACAAAGGTTGCACCTAAGACTTTTGCTGCTATGAGAGCATCTGGTAAAAAATCTGCGATGCGTTCTGGCGATAATGCTAAAGGTGATAAAACGCCCCCTAAAAATGATGGTAAATAATGACTGATAAAACTTTATTAACAGAAGAAAATCCAGATAAGTCCATCCCTGACATGATGGACCCAAACTGGTGTGAAGAATGTGGTAAAGTATGTGAATGCGAACCAGGTGAGTGTGGTTGCAATAAGAAAGAAGATTAATGAATGAAGATTTAGATAGTAATCTAATAATCTTTGCAGCGAATAATTATTATAAACCATCTGGTAAAGTTGACCCAGAAGAATTTTATGATGATTTGAAAAGATTTAAGTATGTAAAACGGTTACTAAATCGCTATACAGAAACTGGTAAAATTAGTGAAAGGTTGGTATTAAATCATTTTATTGTGATATTTAATGTGTTTGGGCAATATGCCGGATTAAAGCTTACTGTAAATAAACTAGATGAAACCCATCTATCAGCAGTAAAGCCATTTTTATTATTTTTAAATTATTTGAAACCTCATCAGTTGTCTCATATAAAATCAGATGAATATATCGCAGAAATACTAAGGAAAATATAATGGGTATTTTAAAAACAGCAGCAGATACCGTATATACATTTAGGTTTCTAGCACTACTTATTACGCCGTTTGAAAAGACCAAAGCTTTTGAAGCAGGTATTATTGATGAAAAAGGTAAAAAGAATAAAAACTTTTCCTTTAATACAATTGATAATAGAGAGGCCTATAGAAACTACTATACAAAATTCCATAGGCTTGTGTTTAATATTAAGAAGTTAATCCCAGCAGGAAAACTTGGATCATATGCCGCAGCACTATACCTTCTAAAGGATCACTATTCTGTACCAGAGATTGCTATTAGAAAAGGTTTAAAAAGTGTTGGTGCTACACCAGATGATTATTTGGTAGAGGATAACCAGTGGTTCTTGTTAGAGGATGGTGCCATATCACCAGGCGTTTATAGAGTAAAAGGTGAAAAGGCTCTAAACCTCACAGGTGAGAACATCGTGAGACCAAGAGATCAGATTCGAATAGAAGAAGATAGCTTCCCTGTTGGGGATCTTTTTGGTATAAATATATACGAAGCATTACATATTAAAAGCAATCAAAAAATTTACGTTACGACTCAGGAGCTAACATGAGAACATTCTTCCAAATCCGTGAAAATATAAAATTTGATGGAGAGACATCAATTAACGAACTGACGGCGGCAGAAAAGAAACTTATCAATCAGATGTATGATAAGAAAGGCAACCTAACGCCACTGGGCAAGAGAGTTATGGATCACGGCAAAGCGGCGAGTAAACTTACTCCTAAAGATGCTGCTGCCGATAAAGCTAGACGTAAAGAATATAATGCGTATCAGAAGTCAAAGCGTAATGAAGAAGTCGAACTTGACGAAGCACCACGCCGTAAACGTGCGCCTAAGATGACTGGTGACTCTGTTGCTATTCAACGTGCAAAAGATGCTGAACTTAACAAAGCATTAGGCCGTACTAAGACTGGGCGTAAGAAACCAGTACGCACTATGACCTCTACTCAACGCTCTCTTGCCTCCCTGCGTAACGAAGGAGTTGAACTAGACGAAGGCATCGAAAAAACATACGTTAAAATGATGCAAGTTAAATTAAAAGAATTACAGAAAGTAATAAACCCAACCTCTGCAATTGGTAAAAAAGTAATTGCTGCGTCTGGCAGAGGTAAAGAATTTAAACAGATTAGCAACTCGTTAACTGACGTATATGACACACTAACTGACATTGATATGAACATCAAAGAAAATGCTATGATGAAAATGAAACTCATCAACAAAATGAAAAAAGCATCTCCGGCAGCTAAGAAAGCATTGGAAGCACCATCACGAGTGGATAAGAAGAAGGAAGAAACTGACTTAGATGAGATCTCTGTCAAAGATGTAGCCAACCAAGTTATGATGAAGACCAAAGCGGATGCTGCACGAAAGCACAGAGGGCGAAACATTGGTAAACTTAAAACTGACCTTGCCAGACTTAAAAAAGGTTTGAAAAAACCTCTCAACGCACAAAACGAAGAGAAAGATCCTGCACTTAAAAGAGCAGGAGTGTCTGGGTTTAATAAACCAAAAAGAACACCCGGGCATGCTACCAAGAGTCACATAGTAGTTACTAAAGTGAATGGTAAACCAAAAACTATTCGCTTTGGGCAACAAGGCGCATCGACAGCAGGTGATCCTAAAGAAGGCGAGTCTGATAAGATGAAAGCCAAACGTAAATCATTTAAAGCTAGACACTCCAAAAATATAGCAAAAGGTAAATCCTCTGCGGCCTATTGGGCAGACAAAGAGAAATGGTAGAATGAGCAAGAAACTAGACGAAGAAGAAAATGCAGCTGCTCCTGCTGTTAACACTGGTTCTATTCCTAACCCCGCTGTTACCGCAATGGGGCCAAGAAAGAAAAAGAAAAAAGACGGCTATGAGACAATTCAAGTATCTGATCGAAGATATAAGAATGGTAAAACAGTGTTGCTATCTCGATTTAAAAGATATATGGAAACACATTAATGGCTAAACTATATTTAATGTTCATCGTCCTGGGATTACTCGGTGGTGTAGGATACGGTGCATATTCATACTACGTGTCAACTCAAGCAACTATTGCTACATTAAGAACTAATAATGCAAAACTCGAAATTGCACTTGAGACTGCTACCGAGAGTCTTGCAACTATGCAGGCAACTGTAGAGAAAACAAATAAATTAAACAAACAACTCCAGACTGATCTACAAGCAGCGGAGGCTTATAGTGATGAACTACGGTCCAAATTTTCAAGACTGAATCTGGTTCAAGAAGCACTCAGGAACAGTGAGATATTGGAAGGAAAGATGAATGGCGCAACAGCAAATCTATGGCGTGAAATCATGGGCGAAAGTGGCAGCAGTGACGGTAGTAGCAGGCCTCTTCCTAGCTGGTTGCAGCAGCCTGTCGAGGAAACCGGAGACGGAGATCAAAGTAGTAACGAAGATAGTTCCGACGACAATCCCGACAGTAGCACAGCCAAAACCGATACAGCTGAATGACACCCGTGTATGGGTAGTTACTGCTGAAAATCTAGAAGAGTTTCTCGAAGACTTTAAAGAGCAATATGGAGAGGTAGCATTCGTTGCCTTGTCTATGCGTGACTATGAAAACCTAGCATTGAACATAGGTGATCTAAAACGTTATATTGGTCAACAGAAAGAGATTATAGTGTATTACGAGAAAGCCGTAACCAAAGAACCAGATACGGCTAAGGCTAATAACCCGTAACATATATGCGACATATAGAAAATTAATTAATTTTTTTTCTACATTTAGTGGGTATTAGGGGTTTACAAGAAACCTAAAGTAATATATAATACACATAATAAAACTAATTAATCACAACTTTGCTAAAGAAGAGCCGGGGTACCGATCCCGGCTATATGCTTCTGCGCGTCATACTTTGGAGAATAATAAATGCTTAAAGTCGTACCTAATAACCGTGACACCGATACACGAAACATCATGTCACAAACTAAATTTTATGAAGCCTATAGTCGATGGGATGATGATAAGGAAAGGTACGAAACATGGGATGAATCTGTAACACGAGTTATGGATATGCATAGAAACTTCTACAAAGATAAGATGACAACTGCGCTCAGTCAGTTGATTAACGAAGCAGAATCATACTATAAGTTGCAGTATGTGCTTGGTGCTCAACGTGCATTGCAGTTTGGTGGTGACCAGATTATGAAGCACATGATGCGTATGTACAACTGTACATCATCATATGCAGATCGTCCACGGTTCTTTTCCGAACTGTTCTATGTCCTATTGTGTGGTGCTGGCGCAGGCTTCTCTGTACAGAACCACCATGTAGATAAAGTGCCAAACATTGCTGATCGTAAGAAACAAGCAAAAGGTTGGGTTATCGAGGATTCCATCGAAGGTTGGGCAGATGCGCTGGGCGTGTTGTTGTCTACATTCTTTGAAGGTGGTGGTCAATTCCCAGACTTTGAAGGTCGTCGTGTATATTTTGACCTATCGCAGATCCGCCCAAAGGGTGCTATGATTTCTGGTGGATTTAAAGCACCAGGTCCAGAACCACTTCGTAAGGCACTCGACAAGATCGAACATCTTGTACAGTCTCGTATTTTGGGTGGTGCAAATCGTCTGCGTCCTATTGATGTATATGATATTGCTATGCATGCAGCAGATGCGGTACTCGCTGGTGGTGTTCGTCGTTCTGCTACAATCTGTCTGTTCTCAGCGGATGATGAAGAGATGACCAAAGCCAAAACTGGTAACTGGTTCGTTGATAATCCACAGCGTGGTCGCTCCAACAACTCTGCTGTTATCGTGCGTGATGAGATCACACGTGAACAGTTCAAGGATATTATGGTATCAATTAAAGAGTTTGGTGAACCAGGTTTTTACTTCGTAGACGATAAAGATTTTACCACCAACCCGTGTGTTGAAATCGGTATGTATCCACAGATTGATGGCAAGTCTGGTTGGCAAGGTTGTAACCTAACAGAGATCAATGGCTCGAAGTGCACATCTCCAGAGGAGTTCCATAAGGCTTGTCGTGCTGGTTCTATTCTTGGTACACTACAAGCTGGTTATACAGATTTTAAATATCTTGATGACACATCTAAGCAGATCTTTGATCGTGAAGCATTGCTTGGTGTATCGGTTACAGGTTGGATGAATAACCCAGACGTATTGCTTGACGCTGATGTACAGCGTGAAGGTGCCGCTATCGTAAAGAAAGTAAACAAAGAAGTTGCTAAACTTATCGGTATTAATCCAGCGGCACGTACTACTTGTGTGAAACCAAGTGGCAACGCATCTGTACTTCTACAGACTGCTTCTGGTATCCATGCAGAACACTCACCACGTTATATCCGCCACATTCAGTTGAATAAGGAGTCCGAAGTTGCTCAGTTGATTGCTCAGTCTAACCCTTACATGGTAGATGAATCAGTTTGGTCAAACAATGGTACAGATTATTGTGTGGCATTTCCTGTGATTACTCCAGCAAACTCACTATATCGTGAGGAGTTGATGGGTACTGATTTGCTTGAGAAAGTAAAGTTGGTACAACAGAACTGGGTAGAAGCTGGTACCAATGAAAAGCAGTGCGCAGACAAACGCATTCGCCATAATGTATCCAACACCATTACAGTGCTACCGCATATGTGGACAGAGGTAGAAGATTATGTGTTTGATAATCGTCACTCATTCTCTGGTATCTCATTCCTTGCTGGATCCGGTGACAAGGACTTCGCACAAGCACCTAATACTGAAGTCAAGTCAGAAGGTGAAATCATTTCAGAATATGGTGTAGGATCTCTATTTGCCAGTGGTTTAATTGTTGATACATATAAGGCAGGGTTTAGGGATCTATGGGAAGCAACATCTGCAGCACAATATGCTGTTGGTGGTGAGGTTTCCGATATGAGAAAAGAGTGGGTACGTAGGTTCAATAACTTCAGTGAGAACTATTTTATGAACGATATGAAACAGGCAGAGTATTGTTTGAAAGATGTGTTCTTACTACACAAGTGGACCAAAATCCAACAGAACTTGAACCCTATTGATTTTGATAATCAGCTAACGCAGAAGACGTTTACTGATATAGATACAATGGGAGCAATAGCATGTCAAGGTGGAGCATGTGAAATCTCCTTTTAATAACTGAGGAGTGAGTATGACAATTAGAACTATTTATGAAATAAATTGTAGTTTCTGTAACGAAGATAGTTTTATACACAAGTTTAGTGAAGCAGAAGTTGGGGATGCCCCTGACTTCTGTCCTATGTGTGGAGAAGCAACAGCGGCAACGCTACTGGATGATGAGGATTGGGATGATTGAGTCTCCCAGTGATTTTAGATGGCAATATCTACCTAAGTTTCCTGTAGACATTCTTAGCAATTTAATCGAAGTGTTTTTATCAGAGTTTAGTGAAGACGACATCCGTACAAAACCGAATGAAGTTGACTGTGTTGGTGATGGTTATGCTCGAATGTTTATGAGAGAAATAGAGATAAACTCTTCTCTGATATATGACAAATGTTTATTTCTTATATCAGATCCTCGCTCGGGTATATCTAATATACACACAGATAAATCAAGAAACTATTCCTTAAACTTTCCTATTAGAGTGGATCGAGAAAAAGGTTGTTTCCTATCTGGTTATCACAGACAATATAAGTATTATGATTGGAAAGAATCCGTTACCATGAATGGTATGGAGACCAATCAGTTTGGTTATACAAAAAAAGATTTTGAGAAAGTGGCGCTTGATCAACCTATTATATTAAACACAAAAATACCACATAGTTGGATGAATGAATCTTATGATTATAGGATTGTCGGTTCTCTGTTTTTAAAAGAGAAACAGTTAGACAAGGCTCTTGACATTGTAAAGGATTGGGTGTAATGTGGTATTATAAAGATAAACTATATGAGCCAACTGAAGATGAACTAAAAGAATGGCAAGGATTTGTTTATGTTATTACCGATAACACCAATAACAAAAAGTATGTTGGAAAGAAGGGATTTTGGTCGAAGGTTACCAGAGCACCGCTTAAAGGTAAAACAAGAAAACGGCGAAGCATCGTTGAATCCAACTGGCAAGACTATTATGGATCCTCGGATCAGGTCAAGCAACAATTACTCGAACACGGAGAAAAAAGCTTTAGTCGTGAAATATTACATCTCTGTAAAGCAAAAGGTGAAATGTCCTACCTCGAGGCTAAAGAACAATTTGATAGACGTGTTCTGTTAGATGATTCATATTATAACGGCATTATAAATTGTAAAATACACAGAACACATGTAAAAAATTTAAAATAGTTGTTTACATATACTTTATTATATGATATAATAATACCGAACAACAAAGAGGTATGTTATGATTATTGTAGACTACAACGCTATTGCTATAGGTAACTTCGTTGTACAGAAACTAGCTCCTGATGAAAACCTTCTTAGGCACATGATTCTTAATTCGCTCCGTATGTATAAACACAAATTTAAGGAATATGGTGAAATGGTTATTGCATCAGATGCTGGTGGTAACTGGCGTAAAGATGTATTTCCTGAATATAAAGCAGCACGTAAAAAGAACCGGGATGATTCAACAATTGATTGGACAGAGGTTTTCCGTATCATACATATGGTACGTGAGGAGATTCAAGAAAATTTTCACTGGCGTGTTATTCACCAATGGGGATGTGAAGCAGACGATGTTATTGCTACACTGTGTCAAGAAACACAAGAGTTTGGTAAGTATGAACCTGTTATGATTGTATCAGGTGATCATGACTTTAAACAACTACAAGTCTATGATAATGTAAAACAGTTTTCGCCTGTGACTAAGAAATTTGTAAAAGCAGAACCTTCTGGTGAGGGTTACCGTATGGAGCATATTCTAAAAGGTTGTTCCGGTGATGGAGTACCTAATGTGCTATCAGATGATGATACATTTATTAATGAATCCAAACGGCAAACACCTTTATCCAAGAAAAAGCGCAATGCTTTACTAGAGGACCCTAAGGCTCTCGGAGAAACAATATATCGGAACTATCTACGTAACGAGAAATTAGTTTCACTTACAGACAAAAAACACGATTTACCCGAATCCACACGTTCTGAGATTATAAATACCTTTGAATCCCAGAGTGGTCGACACGATAAAAAGGGAATGATCTTTCCCTATCTTGTTGCAAAACGATGTAAACTATTGATAAGTAGTGTTGAGGAATTTTTTTAATGAAATACATATATGAAATATTTGAAGCAGTGAGCAAGGCTAAAACAAGAGCCGCTAAGAAAGATATTTTGCTAGAAAATAAAGATGAATGGGCAATGAAGGATCTTCTCAAAGGAACCTTCGATGACTCACTTGAGTTTCTCTTACCAAAAGGCGAGGTTCCATACACCGCATGCGAAGAACACAACGCACCTTCCAACTGGAAGAGGCAGCACAAGCAGTTGAAGTTCTTTGTCCCAGGTGGTCCAGGCACTCAAATGCCAGCCTATAAAAGAGAAAAGATCTTCTTGGGGATACTGGAATCAGTTCATCCCGAAGATGCAAAGCTAGTGGTCAAGATGATCAATAAGGACAAGACCCTAGCAACAGGACTAACACCCAAACTTGTAAAGGAGGTATTTCCAAATCTTATATGAGTACAACTAGGAAAAAAGGATAATACTTTTAGTTTCGGGGCGTGTCACTTTTGTGGCATGTCCCTTTTTCATTTCTATTAACATTAAGGATACTAATATATGCTATCAATCCAAATAGATCGTCTAAAAAAAGATTCAAAGCAACTCGGTTACTACGCTGAAAGATATAAGAAGCAAGGTAAGACAGACCGAATGTATAAGGTGCTCAAAAAGCAAAAATTCCTAGATGATCAAATATTTGAGATGCAAGAACACAAAACAGCAAGTTAGGGAGTAACAGTAATTTCTTTAATACGATGGGGCTGATCTAGTACCCATATAATTACATCGTGGACATAATTAAGACTCATCTTTGGAACATCTTTATGGGCAGATCTTTCTGTATCAAAATAGCCAAAGTTGATAATGGTTGTGTTCACGTTTTGCCAGAACAAAGCATCATTGGCATCTCTCAGTTGTTTCTTTTCAAGACCATATCGGAAGTTGTTTTTATAACCTTTAGTCCAATCAGATCCAGCAGAACCAATATTGATAATCTTCTTACCTAACTCTGCAGCCTGATATAACCGATGTACTTGCAAATACCCATCATGTTTATTGTTAATAAATACATCACAATCTTCCATATGTGCTACACAAGAATCTGGATATCGATTAATCCAATACTTACCTAAACCACGTCTAGTACCATTAATAAAAAATTCCATATATCCCTATCCTCAACTCAATACTCTTTATTATACCACAATTTGCTGGTTTTGTAAACCCCTAAAATGTGTGTAACATAAATGATACAATACACACTAATTTATAAAAAAGTTTTAAAAAGTGTTAATTAGGGGTTTACATCTGTGTCTAATCATTATATACTGTATATATCAAATGAGGAGAATATCATGTTTAGAATACCACAATCTAACCTAATGCCTGAAATGACTTTTGAAGAAGCCGAGAAAATCATTACACGTCTTGGCATAAAAAATCAGACTATGCTTGATGGTCTTGAGTTCATGGATGATCTGTGGAATAGACATTGTTCTACTGCTGCTGACCCAGTCGATGACGATGAGTTCTATGATAACTGGATCTATGAGGTAAATGCCTTCAATGTCGTATATAAAAGAATGTCGCCCCTCTTTTGTGGCACGGTTGGTAACTGCGTTGCTTGAATTCACAGGGCATAAGTTAAGCCAAAAGCAGAAAGCCTTGATCACCAAGGCTACTGCGATTACGCTTGGATCTTTGGTATCAAAGAGGCTTGCTGAGTCTCTTGAAATAACCATAGAGATAAACCGAAATCTGTTCAAAGAAACAAGTACCCTTGGTAACTGTGGTCTTGAGGATGATGCTCGGTCTCCCAAGTTCTTTACAATTGAACTGAACTACGATGGAGCAAGCATGATGGATGAACTCATCCAAACGCTTTGTCATGAACTTGTTCACGTGGCTCAATATGCTCAACGGCGGATGCGGTGCCTCTCTGGTTCTTATGCT